CAAATATTATCTGTGAAATTGGAAATGTTTGTGAATGTTTATTTGGAGATAGATAATGCCAGCACTTTCACAACAACAACAAAAATTAATGGGACTTGCTTTAGCGGTTAAACGTGGAAAAATCCCAGCTTCAAAAGCAAGTAAATCAGTTCAACAACTTGCTAAATCAATGACTGAAAAAGATATAGAAAAGTTTGCTGCAACAAAACATAAAGGGCTTCCTAAAAAAGTTGGTGAAAGTAAAACATCATTAACAAAAGAAGAATTAAATCAATTAGTTGCAGATGCGGTTCAAGAAGTAATGAATGAAAAATTCAGTACAAAAGTTCTCACATCTGAACAAAAGCAAACTTATATAGAAGCAATTGGTAGATACAATGAATATCGATCAGTAGTTCATCGTTCAAAAGAATTACCAGAAGTTGTATCTCAAATTAAAAGAATAGTAGAATTCGCAAGTAAAAACATGGTTGAAGAATCTGGTGATTGGTTTGAAGGTGTTTCTCATAGAAGAAGTTCAAAGCAGTTAAAAGAATCTTTGAAAGTTTTTGAACAAACAACACAAAAGATTGTAAAACTGCAAAGAACTTTGGAATCAATTTACGAGAATATAGGTAAAAATCTCAGTAAATTCTATGAGATAAAAGATATTAATAAACAATAAGGAAACAGGTTATGATTGACAGAGTATACACTAACTCTAAACCCGCCCATGTTAAAGTAAAGAATACGGGTATGAACGTTGACGTTATGATTAAAATATTCAAACGTAAAGTAAAAGAAGCTGGTATTCTTGAAGAATATAAAAATCGTATGGAATATATTAAACCATCAAAGAAAAAAGCTGAGAAAAGAAACGCTGCTATTAGAAGACAGCGAAAATTAGACGCAGACAATATCTAATAAAGCAGGAGTATTTTTAATGACCTCGCATTATATCGAAGAAGTTATCCGTGAAGAAATACGGAAAATCATTGAAGATATGAATCGCTCTTCTTACTTAACAGAAGGAGAAGATGAAGCACCTGCAGCAGAAGAACCAGCACCAGAAGCAGAGGAAACCCCAAAAGAAGAAGAAAAGCCAGAGGAAGAGCCCAAAGAAGAAGAACCCAAAGAAGAAGAACCCAAAGAAGAAGAACCAAAAGAAGAAGAGCCTGCTGAAGAAGGTGGTGATGATGCAGAAAAAAAAGAAGATAAACCAAAGGATGAAAAACCTAAAGAAGAAGAAACTCCAACTGGATTAAAAACTGTTGATTTAGTAAGTCCAGTAGAAGCAGATAGTTGGAAGAAGAAATCCACATCAATATCACCACAATCACAAGAAAAACTTTTAAGTTATGATTATGAAGAAATTTTAGATGCTTACGATCTAAACATTTCTAAGAAAGATGACGAAGAAGCAAAATCAACATTAAAGAAAATAGCAAAAAAGATACAAGCAATAGCAGTTACTAAAAGTAATTTAATTAGTAAAAAAGTATTGGATAACGAAACTACATCCGCATTACAGTATTATTATAAGAATACTAAAGATATAAATGAATTAGTTCGTTCTCAAATTGAATTGGATTCTGAAAAAGAAATACGCAAACAACTTAAAATGGGAAAACCTAAAAAAGATGATAAACGTATGCCAGAGTACATGAATGCTATGCAAGGGATGACGGTTTATAATTTAGACTTTGCATTCAGAGAAGAATTACAACGATTAGATTTTAGTATAGTAGTTTATAGAACTGTTGAAAGTGATGACGTTTTACAAAAATTGTTGAGTGTTGGTAATTGGGTAGATAAGGGATATGTTTCAACTTCACTAAATCCATTGGTTGCTGAAGGTATGAAAGAAAAAAGATTACCGCTTATTGAAATGTTAATTCCAGCAGGTTCATCCGTACTAGCATTACCATGTAAAATAAACGATTACTGTCACGAAACAGAAATTACCCTACCGAGAAATTGTAAATTTACAATCCAAGGATACAACGAAACCCGCAATATTTATAAAGTATTAGTGGAGCAAAACAATGCCTGATGAAAAAAAAGAAAAGAAAATTGATACTAAGGACAGAGACATACGATTCGTATATACTGATTCTGATGTTAGCTCTATTCTTGGTATTCCATCCGATGAAAAAAAATCACAAAAATAATAAAAAATTTCTAATACACAATACTTATTTAATATAATACCCTATGAAGAATACAAGAATATCTTCAACTTATAGGGGCATATACTATTTTTATATTAATTAGACGTTAACAATAACGCTAGAATAGTTGGAGATTTTAATGAATGATTTACTGAAAGAAGCAATTGCAGATGCTAAAGCCGTTAAGGAAGTAGCACTTGCAAACGCAAAACTCGCTTTAGAAGAGGCTTTCACACCTCGTTTACAGTCTATGCTTTCTCAAAAACTCTCTGAAGAAGCAGAAGCCGAAGAAACAGAAGAACCTGTTGAAGAATACGGTTTCTACAATGAAGAGGAAGAAACTGAAGAAGCACCTGTTGAAGAGGGTGACGAAGAAACTGAAGAACCAGCAATGGAAGAAGCAGAAGAAGAAGAACCAGCAATGGAAGAAGGTGAAGATGAGGAAGAACCAATGGACGAAGATTTGATGGAAATAATCCGTCAACTTGAAGAAGATTTAGTATCGTCTGACATCGGTGGTGGTGATAATAAAAAACCAGCTCCAAAAGCATCATCTACATCAACTCAAGATAAAAAAGAAAAGTTGGTTCAATTAGTTGAAGACGAGGGAGAGTCAGAAGAAGAAGTAGCAGAAATCCAAGAGATTTTACGCGCTCTTCGTGAAGAAGAAGAAGCTGAAGAAGCTCCAGTTGAGGAAATGGAAGAAGAAGTTGACATCAGAGAAGTTTTACGTGCCCTTCGTGAAGAAGATGAAGAAGAAGCACATGTTGAAGAAGCAGAAGAAGCAGAAGAAGAACACGTTGCAGAATCAAAGCTTCGTGAAGCATATGCAGTTATTCAATTCCTTCGCTCAAAAATCAATGAAGTTAATTTACTTAATTCTAAGTTATTATTCTCAAATAAACTCTTCAGAAAGCATTCCTTATCTGAAAGTCAAAAGATGACAGTCATTGAAAACTTTGACCGTGCATCAAGTCTTCGTGAAGTTAAGTTGGTTTATGCAACACTTTGCGAATCGCTTAAAACAGCAAAAGGTACTACAAAACAAATCAAAGAATCTTTTGCATCTAAACCGATTGCAAGTACACGTCCTTCAAGTAATATTTTGAACGAAGGTGATGTTATGGCAAATCGTTTACGCAAATTAGCAGGTTTAAAATAATTTTATTATAGGAAGAAAAAAATGAGCATACAATCTTTATTAAACGCTTCTGGAAATCCCCACAAGCAACTTATCAAAGAAAACCGTCAAATTGTTAACAAATGGTCAAAGACAGGTTTACTTGATAACTTAAACAATGACTATGAAAAGAACTCAATTGCAGTTCTTTTAGAAAACCAAGCAAAACAACTTATTGATGAATCAAACCGTACAGGTACAGCAGCTGGCTCTGAAGAATGGGCTGGTGTTGCACTTCCATTGGTTCGCCGTATTTTCTCTGAAATTGCTGCGAAAGATTTTGTTTCCGTACAACCAATGAACTTACCTTCTGGTCTTGTATTCTTCTTAGATTTCAAATACGGTACAGCACAACCTGGCTTCACAACAGGTGCGGGTAAAGATTCACAAACTGACTCTGTATTCGGTGTAACAGGTAAAGAAGCAAAAGACGCTGATCCTTCAGGCGGTCTTTATGGTGCAGGTCGCTTTGGTTACTCAATCAATGAAGCATCAACTGCAGCATTGACAGTAACAACTGCAACAGTTAACTCTACAAGCTGCGCAACTGGTTCAGTAAGTCACACTACACCATCTGTGTTTGATTATGATTCTGAATTCCAAAATGCATACTCTGCTTCTTTAGCAGGTGGTAAAATCTTTACAATTACAGTTTCTTCTGCATCTATGACAAACCACGATACAGAAGCAATCCGTGCATTCCAAATTTCTGGTTCTGGTATTTTGGGTTACTTCCCACAATACACAATCGCAAATTCAACAAATTCACAAATTACATTCGTAGTATCTGCTTCAGCAGTTCCTGTTAATGCAGTTGTAACATACGAAAAACAACCTACTGCAACATCTCGTGGTGACTTTGAAGATACTTCAACATCAGGCGATTCAACAACAGCATTAGGTATTCCTGAAATCAACTTAGAATTACGTTCAGAATCCATCGTTGCTAAAACACGTAAGTTGAAAGCAGTATGGACACCTGAATTCGCACAAGACTTGAATGCATATCACTCAATCGATGCAGAAGCTGAATTAACTTCTATGTTGTCTGAGTATATCTCTCAA